TAATTTTTTAAAATCTATATTAGGTACAAATGAAGTTGTGTTATACACATCGTTGAAATCACTTAACAAACGTTCTGATAGTAATTCATGGCTTTCGCCTTCTCTATCGACCCTTGCGTCGATAACTTCCTTTTGACCATATTCATCTGAACCCACTACCAAGTTACTCGTACGACCACTATTGTAATTCAATTGCTTTTCTACATTTGTCTTATTATGTTTTATTTGTTTCGAATTATGAGCAGCAAATTCATCTGTTCGGTGTTTTCTATCTTCGATATCTTTGTTGTATATTTTATTTTCTAATCTGTTAAAATTTTCTACCAACATGTTTCTAAATGCTTGCCCAATTTGTATAGGTAAATCTTTTTTTAATTTCATTCACCACTACCTCCTTCGTTGGCGTTTAAACCTTTTAATTGCTCTATTTCATCTTGTAAATTTTTAACAGTTAATTCTAAACTTCCAACTTTAGTTTTTAGTGTTTCAATAGCGTTTTTAGATGTTTCGATATTTACATTTAATTCTGAAATCTGCGTTTTTGAATCTTCTACAGAATTTCTTAAATTTGCATTTTCTTCTGAAACTCTATTAACTTCTTTTTGAAGATTAAAAATAACAGTAGATAAATCTTCATCTTCATTAAAATTTAAACCTTGTACCGCTTGTATATGAGTAGCTGCAAAATAAGGCTCTCCGTTTTCATCTAAAGGATATTTAATCTCTGTAGGTTCATTCATCTATTAACACACTCCCTATTGAATCTGAAGCTAATTTAGGCATAGTAAAAGACGACCCACTAAGTGACCCGCCTTTAACTAAGTTATTCATTTTTTTAATATTCCTATTTATACCTTGTTGTATTTTAATAATGTCTTTAGGTGAGTTACTGAAATCAACCTCTACAGGTTCGTTAACCAATGGGTGCGATGCTGTTAACTTCACAACCTTTAAATCTAAGTTATAGCCTAAGGGCTGATGAATAAAGCGTATTGTGTTGTTTTCTTTAATATCATTATTGTTAAGATAGTGTTTATCTTCAACGGACCCTAAATAGTTAGTTGATACTTCAACAGTGGGTTGATCGTTGAGTTGTTCAATAATTGATTTTTTCAGCTCATCTTCATCTAATGCGTTGTCATCAAACACTGTAGGTGCTTCTGAAAAACCGAATGCATCTTTATTAGGCGATGTATAGTTAGCATATGCATAATAAACATCAGTCCCTTTTAATACTGCTGTTAAATTTAATACAGTTGATTTTTCAGTGCCTACATACATGCAAGGATTAGACTTTTTATAATCTATACCAGGCTTCGCACCTTTGAACACTACTTTAAATGTGTGATTACCTTTTGTTAGTCGTTGGGCAATGACAATCTTTTCAGACGTTGCTGTTTTGCTATAACATTCATATGTGCCGACGATTTCACCGTCCAAATAAACGTCGACCAACCCACCTTTCGACATCTTTTTAAGCGTCCATTCGAGTGTTTCGTTACCCCATTTGCAATTAAATGTTTTACTGTAACTTGCACCTTTAATCTCTGTACGCCATGTGCCATCTTTGATGAAAGTACCGGAATAACCTAAATCTTTAGGCTTCATAGGACTATAATTTTTAGTTTCTGCTTTCGTTTTCTTCTTACCATAACCTTGAATGTATGTTTTAACGTCTGTTGTTGTGATTGTAGCTTGTACTTCACTTGAATTGTATTTGTAGATTAACGGTATATCTGCCATTTGATAAAACGTTGCTTCATCATAGATATAAATTTTCTTGTTGTCGGCAAAATATATATAATTGAATAATTCTGCACCTTCTGTAAGAAATTCCATACCATTTTTATTACCTAATTCATCAATCGCAACACGTTTGTTAAATGTACCTTTAATCTCGTAGGTAAAGCCTAACTTGTTACCTTTGAAGCCAAACTCAAGATATTGTTCGAGCGTCATTGTAGGCTTACTTTCTTCATCCGTCGTTTCTCCACTATTCATTTCTTCATTTTCTAAATCTTTCTGAATATAATGATTTTGAAACTCCATGAATATATGTTTTGCAGTCACATCATTAGATACAACTGCGCCATCATATTTAACAGAAGTCGATTTGATAACATATTCTTGACCTTTCCAATCCACCAGCATTTCATTAAGTAAGGCATCAAATAAATCTGAATTTGTATAGGTTTTATAGATAGTGAAATCAATTGAACGTTCGTTGTTCTTTTCATAGTTAAGTTTCCAAGAGCCAAAATCATAATCAACGAGTATTTCTGCAAATGTACCTTTTTTATTTTTTAAAACCATGTCTCTCAATTCATTCACCTACCTATATATAAACGGGAACACCCATTGCGTCTGAACGTTACTGATATTCTCGCCAATGATTTCTATATCGTTAAAACCTTCATCTAATGTGAGCCATTGCCAATTCGTATCTATACCAACACGTTTGTTGTTAATGAATGGATGTACACCATCAAGCGTTAAGCGTTGATTACTCTTAATAGCTTTCTTATATTCGAACACATCACCCGTGGTTGTGTTTTTTATCTTGAACCCTTTTGGTGCATTTAGATTAATTAACACTTTCAATTTGTGTCTAAGCAACGGATTGATTGTATCTGATGAACCATTGTAAATTTTAAAAGCTGTTGTATCGTGTGTGTATTTAACTTCATCATCTGATAAAACACCTGCTTCAAATTGCCAATCACCACTTGATAAACTAAATTGACTTGTGTCTTTTAATGATTCTGAATAACCTTTGAAAACAACGAAAGTGACTTCGAAAGTAGCAAATGAATTAGTTAAATCATCATTATCATTGCTATCACAATACACTGCATATTTTTTACCAGGTACATCACTGTGCCACACATAATATGGTTCACGTTGGTATAAGATATTTCTTATTTTCTGTTTATACAATTTCAAATCTTTAGTATCTAACCCTTTAAATGAAAAATTCAAAACCAAATTAAAGGGACCGAACGAAGTCGGCCCCATTAGTACACCATCAGTACCATTAATTTCAGTTGTATTTGCATTAACTTCCACATCTTCTTCTGTATGATCTAAAAACAATAGATTAGGTGTATCAGTCAATTTAACATCAAAGTTATCGTTAAATAATCTAACTTCTTTTTTCAAATTAGAAAGCACCTCCTAAGTTGTATGCCATCATTTGCGCTTTTTTACCTTGTGATTTACTCACATCTCGTTCAGTGAAACCTTTAGGTTGTTGTTCAATATTTCTTGTACTTGCTACCATTTTAGTTAGCAAATCTATAGACTGTTCCAACTTACTTATTGTCTTATCTTGACGTTCAATCATTTGTTTATAATACTTAGCATCATTAGAATGGAAACTATTGTGTTTTCTTGGTATGTCATTTTCTCTACTTCTAATTTGATCTGCATACTGTTTAATAACATGAGCCACTGCAGATTGAGTTTTTCCATAGACATCACTATTTACTACACGTTCTATTGCAGCTACAGAAACATCATTAGGGATGACTTGTTCGCCACCTCGCATATTGATGATTTCTCCACCTTCTTCAAACACATTATGCAATCCTTTAGTGGCGTAATTTGTACCGTTCTTATAAGGTAAGCCGTGTCCAATTTGGTTCAGCATTTTCTTAGGTCCATATCTAGCTTTAGCGTATCTCATACCAGCTATTAAGTTATCTAAAGGATTCCAAATATTACCGTGTCCAGGTAACTTATACTGATTGAATGTAGCAGGTTTAACTTGTACTAAACCAGATGCACCACTAGGGTTTTTAGCTTTTGGATTAAACGTAGATTCTGTCTTAGCTTGACTTTGCCACGCTTTGATGTACTTATCAGTTTGTGGTAATCCAGCTAATCCTAATGCTTTCTTAATTGTACTAGCATATTTACCACCACCAGTAAGTGATTTCAACCAAGACATTGGATTAACAGCTGTCTCATTAGATGGATAACCTTTCATACGTTGAATGTGTAAGTGAGGAGTAGTTGAGTTACCAGTATTACCTGATAAACCTAATAAATCTCCTGCTTTAACTTTGGCCCCTTTTTTAGTTAGTATTTTGCTCATGTGCATATACCATTGATACCATTTGCCACCTGGTTCTTTTAGGGTAACTTGATTGCCACCGCCACCTGCAACTGCTCCTGCTTGTGTAACTGTACCATCAGTTAGTGCCTTAATCTTAGTACCTGTTGGCATACCAAAATCAATACCGTAGTGTCGTCCACCATTAAACATTAATCCACCAGTATAATTACCGAAAGTTTGTAGAATAGGATGTTTGCCATTTAATAACCAACTAGCATCCCCATCCCCACCTTCTAGTTCATCAAACCATCCAGTAACTAAATCTTTAATCATGTTTTTTAGACCGTTATAACCAAAGCTCATCATTCCACCCATAGCTTCACCTTTTACATTGGAGAAGTCTACACCGAAGAATTTAAGTGTTTTATCTATAAGTTTCATTGGATTTTTGATGTAGTCTTTAACATCACCAATAGCTTTATCAAAGGCTGCCTTAGCTTTACCTGCTAAGTCTTTTCCACCTTCAATTAAACTAGAAGCTCCTGATTTAGCTTTATGATAACCTTTAGAAGCTGTATCTTTAACTACTCCTGCTCCACTAGCTACTGTATCGAATAACTTATCTTTCAATCCTGTACCACTAGCTAGGTGAGGTCTTAGTGCTTTAGCCTGTGTTCCGTTTATTACACCGTCACCACGTTTTAGACTTACTTTCTTATTATTACCTCTAGGTTGTTCAATTTTGCCACCCTTACGATATATAAGTTCCTTGTGACCATTTGGCCCCTTACCATTGCCGAAGCCTTTATCATTTACGATGGCTTTAGTAGAACGTTTTAATCTACCTTGTGAATCAGTTTTAACAGCAGGGTTAACACCTGTACCTGTAGAAAGTTTAGGAATACTCTTCTTAATAAGTTTTTTCTTCATTATTTTGTTTGAAAGACTATTGATTCCGTCTATCATAGCGTTAAGTCCAGATATAGCACCGTTTGCTACACCTTTACCAAGACTAGTAGCAACTTTCTTAAATCCTTCTTTAGCGTTAGTAATGAAACCTTTTAGTTTATTCATCCACTCTACGCCTTTGTTGTACATACCTTTGAATCCGTTGACTACTCCATTTTTAGCACCAGTCGCTAAATTAGTAATAGATTTCTTGAGTGCTTGCCATTTACCAGTCACTGCATTTTTTAAGCCTTGAGTAATGTTTGTTAAGGTTTTTCTTATAGAATTAAAAATTGATCTAGCTGTATTGAACAATGCTCGAATGGTTTTAACAACCGCGTTTCTCAATCCAGACCAAATCGACTTCACTATTTTAGACAACGTTGAAGTTATTGCGCGCAACACATTACTCATAGTAGTGAAAACATTTTTAGCTGTATTATATAAACTACGTGCTAATCCAACTATTGTATTTTTAATCCATGTCCATGTTGCTTTGAGCGCATTGCCTAATGCACGTGTAATACTAAAAACAATATTTTTCAATAACTGGAATCTATTCCGAGTTGCGTTATACAATCCTTTTGCGATTGCTACCACTGTATTTCTAATTCCACGCCAAATAGCCCCTATTACTTTAGATAAAGCTGAGAAAATTGCTCTAGCTATACTAGAAAGTAAACGGAATTGTGCAGTTACGATATTATAAATTCCTCGTACTGGGTTAGTTACTAAAAGTTTTATATTATTCCAAATTGCCCTAGTAAAATTAGCAATGTTAGTAAAAATTAATTTAATAAAATTCCATATATATGTGAATATATTTCTTACTATTCCCCAAATGGAACCCAAGATTCCTGAGAAAGTACCTCTCACAGCACCTAGTGAACCCGATACAATTGATTTTATTAAGTTTAATCCTAACTTGAACACACCAAAGATTTTACCTACAAACCAAAGTTGTACTAAGTTCCATATAAATTGGAAAGCACCAAAGAATATTTGTTTTACGCCTTCCCACATTTTTCTGAAATCACCTGTGAATATTCCTGAGAATACTTTGATTACACCCATGATAACATTTAGTCCACCCATGACTACGCCTTTTATGGCCTGCCATGTTGAAACAAAAATATATTTAATCAAAGTCCAACCTACTTTAAAAATTGCTTGTATTGCAGGCATTATAAATTGGATAAAGGAAAGTATTCCACTGAATACTGTTTTGAATAATGAACCTATTTGTGATAATACTGGTTGTATAAAAGTCCACATAACCACAAATCCAGTTTTTATGTTATTTAATGCTTGCATAAATTGCGGACCATTTTCTGCCCAAAATTGGCTAAATGTTTTAGCAATTTGTTGTCCGAATTTGCCGATAGCTTGCCCGATTGGTGTTAGCACTGTCATAACACCAGACCAAAGCGCTTTGAACCCATTAACTACAGCTGTTAAAGCACCATTAACTATATTTCTAAATGTTTCCGATTTCTTATAAGCTACAACTAATGCTGTGCCTAACGCTACAACACCAGCAATAACTAGTCCCCATGGTCCTAACATGAATGTAGCTGCGGAACCAATGCCTTTTAGTGCAGTTGCTACTAATGGAGCTTTGCTAGTTAAGAAAGCCATAGCCCCACCAGCTTCTTTTATTCCTACCATTAATGGTCCTAATACACCCATAATACTTCCTATAGAAGCAGTGAACAGTCCAGCTACTAAAACAATTGGACCAATTGCAGCTGCTAATGCACCGAACGCTACTATCGTACCTTGTAACCAACCAGGTAGATTAGTTAATTTGGTTGCTAAACCTGCGATAGCGTCTGCTGCCTTTCCTATAAATGGTGCTACTACATCACCAATACTAATTGCTAATGATTCAACCGCAGATTTCATCTTACGCATCGAACCACCAATTCCGCCTTCCATTTCTTTAGCCATTCGTTTAGAAGCACCTTTTGACCCATCAATGGATTTAGTAAGCTTTTTATAATCCTTTTCTGATGCGTTAACCACTGCCAACGCACCACTCATAGATTCTTTGCCAAATATAGTTGCTGCTGCAGCTGCTTGTTGGTCTTTAGATAAACCACCCATGCTACTTCTCAACTGATCCATAACATCACGCATTGGTAACATTTTACCGTTACTATCTGTGATTGATATACCTAATTCATCCATCTTGTCTTTCATTGCTTTAGTAGGTTTTGAGAGATTAGTAAACATCGTACGTAATGCTGTACCGGCTTTCTCACCTTTGATACCCGCATTACTCATCAATCCTATAGCAACTGATGTATCTTCCACACTGTAACCTAATGCACCGGCTACGGGTGCTGCATATTTAAATGCGTCACCTAAACCTTTTACATCTGTATTGGCTTTAGAACTTGTCTGTGCAAGTATATCGGCAAACTTGCCACTATCTTTTGCCTCCATGCCAAAAGCTGTTAATGAATCGGTTACGATATCACTTACTTGACCTAAATCTTCACCAGACGCTGCCGCTAAGTCCATAACGCCACTAATACCAGTCATCATTTCTTTTGAATCCCAACCGGCAAGTGCCATATAGTTGAGTGCATCTGCTGATTCGCTCGCACTAAATTTAGTTTTAGCACCCATTTCCAACGCTTTATCACGTAGTGAGTTAAACTCTTTACCAGTAGCCCCAGATGTTGCTTTAACCTTACGCATAGAATCATCGAAATCTATACTAGTCTTTGCAGCTAAGCCAAATCCAGCTACAACTGGTGCTGTAACATACATAGACATTGAACGACCAACACTTTTCATTGATTCGCCCACTTTATTTATCTTAGGACCCATTTCAGTAAAACTCTTACCTAGTCTGCCAAAACTACTGTTAGATACTCTAGCAGCTGCTTGCGATTCCTTTTGAAAGTTTTTAAACGAACTTGTAGTTTGTTCTAACTCATGTTCTAGGTAATTTAAAGTATCAGCTTGTTTATTATATTCAGTTCTTAATCGTGCAGCTTTAGCACTATTTGCACCTTGTTCTTTAGCTGTTTGCTGGTATTGTTTGCGGAGTTCTTTAACATTATTTCTTTGTTGTTTAGTAGCTCCGTCAAGTTCTCGAATTCTATTTTTATATGAGGTCATAGTTTTTTCTGAGTTTTTAAAATTATTTCTCGATAATTTTAAATCAGAATTCAAAGTCTTAAAACTACGTTTAACGCCAGCAAGTGTTGCACCTATCCCCATATCTTTCATAGATAGATCTATTTGCAAGCCTTTAATTCTTTCTGCCATTTTTCCACCTCCTTACTTATAAATTGGTGAATGCATCTAACATACTGTCTTTCTTTTCAACTTGTTTGGAAGGTTTTTTGCCGTCTTCAACAACGTCCATAAAAAAAGAAAAGGGCATGTCCAAAACATCATTAATGTCTTTTCCGCCCTCTTTCATCATGTCATACGCTATTTTCTTTAAATTTTGTTTGTGTTCTGACCAAGTAATGCTTTTATTTTTTAAATCATTTTTGCTAATTGCTTTTTTCTTTCTTCATCCATTTGTCCAGCTGCAACAAATTCTACTTGCGCTCTGATTTCATCATTAGCATTTGGTGAATGTAAACGATCTAAAAGGTCGTTGCGTGTAAACTGGTTATTATAGATATCAATTAAGAAATCAAGCATACGGTCAACCATATCTTTTTCACTTAATTCTTTGCCTTCATTATTTTTACCTTCCATAATTTCAGTAGCTTCATAAGTTTTACGATAAGGAATGAAATTAGATGTGAAATAAGTATCGAATTTGAAATTTCCATTCTTATCTTCCACTGGGTTACCTTCTTTATCTAATTGAACTAAACGAATATAATTAATTTCTGCCATTTTTAAAACTCCTTTGATTTTTGTGTTTTTATATTTTTATTTGTAAATAAAAAGAGGGCATTAAGCCCTCAAAATTAGTCTTCAACTTTTTTAATTAACTGTTTCTTCTGTCTGTTTTCACTAGACAATAGTTCTAAAATACGTTCTTCTTCAATTTTTTTATTAGTAGGTCTAGGAAATGTTTGACCTTTTTTATACAATTTATTGTTATCTTGTAAATCTTTAAAAGTGTTTGTCACTTCGTATTTAGCCATTTATAAAACCTCCTATTATTTACGCTCCAATATCTGAGCTTGACGTATCTTCAGTACTGCCAGCGTCAGGATGTGCCACTCCAAAAACTTTTTCCCAAATAGCGTCACGCATAACAGTAGAGCCTTTTTCATCACGACCAAGTAACATTGTTTGTTCATTTTCAAATCCTTCAACTTCTGCTTGCATGAATTCACCTGTAGATTGATCTTGTGAGAATTCAACGCCGTCCTCTTTTGTTTGGCCAGACATTTCAGGGAATGTGAACATACCTTTTAATAGACCAACGTATTCAGAAGCGCCTGATTCTGTAGTTTTTTCGAAAATTACTGATACGTAAGGTGGCGTGTTGTTACCTACACCTAAAATACCTTCTTTTGATTTATCAAGACCAAACAGCACTTCTCTGTCTTCAATAGGTAAGTGATGGAAAGTTGATTCTAATTCAACCGTTCCGTTTGAAACAGCTAATTCAGCTACTACGTTATCACCATATCCTTTTTCAATAGATTGTTCTTTTGATACTGAAATTTCTTGTAAATACTTAATTGCTTGTGGGTCAGTTACACTTCCTACTTTTTCTGAATCTAAAGGTTTATAATGAAATCCTCTAATTCCTGTAAATGAATTGTATTTTCTTGGCATATTAATTCCTCCTATAAATTTAATTCAGAACGATAAAAGGCCCCCTCGTATCTACGAGCGGACCTGTAAATTTTTAATTCTCTATCGTATTCTGGTTTTGCATTAGCTGTATTTTCCATATCCAACTTATCTTTCATCAACCTAGATATATGATAACTAAGTTGATTTCTAACGTAATAAGCTTGATAATTTTTTGATTCTGGCACAAATAAATCAATCTGTACCAAGTAACTTAAAGCCATGTTATCGTTGTCTGCATATTCGACTGGCAAAGTATCGTCAACTTCACTCATGACAATATAGGGTTTAGACGCATCAGCAGGTTCTGGGTATTCATAGAACTTAATTCTTTTTCCCACATGCTCTAAAACTTGATTATCATTTATCAACACATTATAAATATCCATCAAGATGTCCCTCATCTGCATCACCCTTTCTCTAATCGTCTTTTAACTATTTTAAAATATGTTTCTCTACCACTTCTTAAAGCTCTATCAACAGCACCTTTACCTCTCGGGTTAGGATTCTTGACAGTACCGAATTCATTTAGGTGAATGATTGTATAACGATTTTTTGAACCTTTCCAGTAGATTTTAATTGTACGAACGCCGTTTAAAGTAAACGGTTTTGATAACGTAACTTCGTCTATACTTGCGCCAGTATCTTCAAATGATTCGAAGTTTTTCTTGATTTCTTTGACTATTACTTTCCCTCCAGCAACCAATGCTTCATCTGTTATTTGACGCATTTTTCTAGCTCCATACTTTTGTTCTAACGCCTTTTCTATTTCTTTCATGCCTTTTAATTTAATTGTCATTAGCTACACCTACCACTTTAATAATCTCTTTATTAATCGAATTGGGTGCAAAATCAATGACTCTAAATGTTAAATCTTGATAAAGATCATGAATTAATTCAAACGTATCTGAATGATTAATACGGTAATCTGAATGAGGGTTTCTAAAATTAATAGTCACTTTGTTTGTGCCTGTAATATTGCTTGTTTTTTCTAAGTCTTTAGTTGAGCTTTCGTAAACTTCGCAAAGTGTAGTAAAAACATCATCGGTTTGAGTACTACCAGGTAAAGGACCTTCATTTTCAACCATACGAAAAAAAGTAACGGGAACTCTAAGGTCTCCGTTACTTATTTCTGGTGGTTTATAACTCTTCTTCATAATCAACCTCCTTCATATTTTCTAAAGCGAAAGAAGTGATTTGCGGTAAAAAGTTTTCGTGAAAATATTCTAATGCGTCGTTATAAGCATACCTTGCACGCTCATACACAAGTTCTGTGCCTCTTATATTTTCACCAATTACAAATTCTTGACATCTAAATTGAATATCTTCGTACGATTGCTCAAGTAAAGACTTGATATGATTATCTTCGAATTTATGAAATATCTTCAATCGGCTTTTCATTTCATCAATTTGTTTTTGCTCGATCATTGAACCACCACTCTCTATTAAGCACCTACGTCAGAAGGTTCATCTTTACCACCACTAGGTTTCGCAGCAATATTTAAGTCATATACTAATGAAGTTTTATTATCATCAGGCATACCGTGTGCGTATTGCTTAGCGATGAATACGTCAGCGTCTTCTAAAGCTAATGTTTGGTCATAAGACTTAATGTTAACTGCACCAGTTTGAACTGCATAGTAGCGACTACCTACTACGAATAGCGCTTGGTTTTCTTTTACAAATTCAGATGCAATAACATCTACATTAAATGGTAATGACGTAACCCATGCACCATTAACTGTTTGCATAGTATTTTGAGCTTTAATATAGAATTGGTCAGCAGGATTAACCACTAAAGTTACACCTGATGTTACATCTACTTTTTGACCATTTTCTTTTGTAGATAACGTTGTTAATGCACCAGCTAGTTCATTAGCAGTAGTTTGAGCGTCTGCAAATGTTAATGTACCAGTTGATGTTTTATCTGCTGCGCCTGTTACAGTTACACCGTCAGTGTCGTATGTTAAATCTTTAGTTAAACCATATGGTTGGTTAGATGCTGCACCATTACCTAATACTACGCCTTCTTCTAATTTAAGAGCCATAGCTTCTGCTAATTGTAAACGCACATAACGTTCAACCCATTCAGGACCAAAGTCAAGCATATCTTTAGGTACAATAGTAAAAGCAGTTAATTTGTTTTGAGAGAAATTCAATTCTTTGAAATTAGCTTGAATTTGCCCTTGTATTTTACCAAAGATTTCTCCCCAAATTGCAGCACCACTTGGGTCTCCGACAATCATACGTGTCTTAATTCCAGCAATTTGGAAGTTAATTTTAGATAATAAAGGGCGTGCCTTTTGCATATCTTCAAATACACGTAATACCGTAGATTCAGGCAAGATAACCTCTTCTTTATAAGTGTCTAAGTTAGCTTCATCTTCTACTAAATTTTTGAAGAAACGGTTTTCTTCTGCTGTTAAAATATTATCTCCGCGATTCATGCGTACTTGCTTATCAGTAGTTGTGTTGTGTACTTCTTCGCGTGCTTCTTTTAACACTTCATTTTGTAAGTTTTGAGAAAAGGCAGCCATATATTCACCATATTTATTTTCTACTACCTCTTGGTCTTCTTCATTACGTACTGCGTTAAAATATTCATTCTTTAAATTCTCAACGTCTTTGTTGATTGTGTCTTTAAATTTCATCGTCATACTTTTTCCTCCTATAATAACCTTTTAGTTTTAGGTTTTTTATTTGTATTTTCAAACGACTTAACTATATTTGTTAAGTTTTCAACTTGCTCTCTTAATTCAATAATTTCTGCGTTATTTTCTACTTTAGTTTCTTTAGGTGTTCCAACCTTCTCTTTTGTATCATCTGCAAAACCTTTGTCTACTGCGTCTTTAGCTGTAAACCAAGTTTCTTCAGACATCATTTGAGAGATTTCTTCACGATCTAAACCGGTTTTTTCTTGGTAAATGTCCACAATGGATTCATCAATCGTTTCTAAAGCGTTTAGCGTTTTTTTAATATCGGCTTTATTACCAATAGCTAAAGTTGCAGCTTCATGTATCATGATTGAAGCACCTTTTTCCATAACAATAGAATCAGCTGCCATAGCAATAATTGATGCAGCACTTGCAGCTAAAGCAGTAACTTCAACCGTTATGTTTGATGGATGATTCTTTAAGTAGTTATAAATCTCTATACCTTGGAATACATCACCACCAGGACTGTTCAATCTAATAACAACATCTTTACCCACATCATCTAATACATTCGCAATATCAGTACTATTAATAGTTTCATCTGCGAATATCGAAGTTTCTGCAACGGGTCCTCCTAGGGTGAGAATGACTTTATCGTCTTGTACTTCATTCTTAAACGAATATTTAGACGTTGCTTTGATTAGTTCCTTTTTCGTCTCCATTATCAGTCTCACCTCCTTCCGTTGAATCTTCTTTCTCATAGTTTTTAGTCAAAATAAAACGATCTCCACCTTCTACGGGTTCAAGACCGAGCATTTCACGCACTTCATTTTGTTTAGCTGCGCTTGATGATATTAATTTATCTACTTTCTCCGCATTTTTAATAGGGTCTACCTTGTTAATGCCTACTACTTTGACGCACTTTCCTTTTAAGTATTCTCTTTCTGTGAAAAACTTACTGTTTAACTCGTCTTCAATCTTAGTAACAAGTGGATTAATACAGAAATCAATGTAAGCTGTCATAGCGTTGCTAAGGTCTGCCACATCACCATGGATAAGGTTAGATGGTATTCCAATGATTTTAGCTACATCATCAATAAATAAACGTTTAACTTTTTGTAAGTTTTCCGCACCATTGTCAGTACCGTTTGCATTGTCTTTGGACAATTCTTCGTATTCAAAACCAGGTACTTGTGGCACTATTGCAACACCATTTTTGTTAAATTGACCATATATTTTATTTATATAGTTCTGCAATTTGCTCATATTACCATTGGCAATTTCACCACCGCCTTTAGTAATTTTAACAACACCTCTAATCTGATTTTTACGTAGCTGTGTGTCCATCATACGACCGAATAACTCGCCATAGTCACCGAATAATCCGTCTACAAACCTTTGTAGCTTGTCATTGTTGTAGTTTAGATAAACTACTTCATCCATCTTAAAATTACGTTTAAATACATAATCTTTAACTACTACATCTTTAAACAAGTCATCATAGACTGCATATTCTTCTCTATAAAAATCATCAGCAATCAATAAGTCGTCGCTATCAGTCTTTATAATCAATACTTCGTTGTCATACACAAGTTTATAAATAACCTTATGCCAAAAATCTGAAGCGCTAGAATCAGTATTAGGTCGTACATTTAATTTGTAATACAACTTGTCTCTAACTAATTCTTGTCCATCTTTAACCCAAAATTCTGATTGGCTAAAGGTACGAGCAATAAAGTTAATAGAGGTTTCAAGTGCAATACGTTTCAAATATGACCTACTTGCTGGGTCATAAGCTAAATCTAAATCAAGCATGTCTCGTAATTCTAAATTCCTTTTAAATACTGAATCAAAAATCCCCAATAAATCACCTCCTAACTAGAAATCAAGTTTATCTAATAAGTCGAATGCTTGATCTAAATCAATTTCTTCTATTTCATCCACGCTATACAAAGCGTGTAAGAACGCATGGAAGCCGTCTGTTTTTCTTCTGTGTTCGTCTTTCTTGATAAATTCTTTGTTGCCATCTTTCTTTATTTGAACCGCTACATTATTTGTATACCAACGCATTAATGGGTTATCGCCATAAATGACACGATGGTTTGCAAATAACGTTTCAATGCGTGGTGCTAATTTACTATGAACACCTCTAGGATTACGCAACACCTCTATATCAAAACCTGCTTCTTCAAACAATGGACGCATTAAATCCATTCGGAAATTATCGGCTACTACTTTTTGGATTGCGTACTTTTTACGCATTTCTATAAACCAATTAACGATATGAACTGGATTAATTGATGGTTCATCTACTATTGTTAAATGACCGTCTTTCTCCCATTGTTTAATTGGCGGCTTAAGTTTAGCTTCGTCTAGGTAGCCTTTACGAGCGAATGAGTGAGATATCCACACTACATCATCTCCTTGTTTAAACAATAAACCAACTGCTGCAAAATCTTTAATACTTGCATAGTCAACGCCACCAATAGCCGTTTTATTTTTCAATGGTGGAATATTACGAGTCGTTGCAAGTACATCTTCACGAGATGCTACAATCTTACTAGAGTCTTCCTCAGGCAAGTTCATACGCTTTGTAATAAAGTTTTCATAACCACTAGGACTATGTTCTAAATCTTTATATTGATTTAGTACCTTACGATAAAGACGTTTACCATATTCGCTCATAGGCTCTTCAAACATTGGGTTCGCTTTAGACCAAGTTGTAGGGTCGTCTTTTTCTTCTTTATGATCTAACTTACAAATAAATGGGAATAATCTATCGTCGGGTGAATCGCCATTTAAAATTGCTTTAGAACGGTCTTTCAATTTATCTAAGAACCCTTCACGAACAAAACCATCTGTGCCTATAAAAAATTCTCTAGGGTGCTTAACTTTACCAAGCCCACTAGAGAATACGTCTACTATGTCATTGTTTTCATATCTGTGAATCTCATCATAAATAATAAAACCTTCACGTCCACCATCTTTACTACCAGCGTTACTTGTTGCAAATTCGAATTTACTCTGTGTAACTTCTGATGTTATACGTAATTTGGTTAAATCAAAGAAGCCTTCACCTTCAACATCATTAATTCTTCCACTATATAAATTATGTTTAGTAATTTGCCTGTGCATTTCTTCAAACGATGTTTTAGCTTGCTTCTCTGTGTTAGCCACAACTGTTCCATCATAATTATCTACACCATGTAGCTCACTTATTAGATAGTTAGATAATGCACTAATCAAACCATTCTTACCAGCACCACGTGCCACTAACCAAAAGAACTGTTCAAAGTATAATTCGTCTTCTTCATCGAATAAGAAAATAAATGCGATTAGAAATTTCTGGAATGGTTGTAATTTGAAATAAAACTTTTCTGTAAAAGCAATACACTTTTCAATTTGCTCATCATCGAAATATAAGTCCTCTCGATACAAAACATTAAGTTCCAAGTGATCTATCAATTTAATTCGGTCACTGTTTAAATTAATTTCACCATTTTTATATTTATCTATGTACCGTTGTACATGTTTATTTACTTTCGTCATAATAAACTCCTTCCTTTATCTTTCACTTCTTGCGCTACTTCTTCAGGTAACAACCGCGAGAGTTGTTGTATGATTTTCTGATAAGCACCATCACGAGAGTTGAAAAGTTTGGCTATTGGTCGTTCACGTTCATATGGAGGAGCATTTTCTGATTGAGTGAATAACTCGTAATCACCTTTTTCTTGGATATCTAACCAAGCGTCATCAAGTAATACACGCATTCTTGCTGCTTGAACAATTAACCCTTGCGCTACTCTTTTTTTGTCATCGGGTATAGACTGAAAGACCTTATCTAATCGCTTTTTCTCCTTTTCTACTCGTGCTTCATGTTCCTTAAGTTGCTGTTCATCTCTTTCCACAGTTATCACCTCTTTTCTATATATGTTGTAGGGAGGGGGTTATACGCGATATTTGTTAGCAAATGTCGAGAAAAGACTCCCCTGCCTCGTTTCCCCGACGTAAAAT